CGCGCGCAGCATGATCGTTTTGTTAGGCGTCCACAGATCCCCTTGCGGGTCGCGCCATGTCGGCAGGTCGCTGATCTGCCAGCCCGCCATGTTGCCGAACATGCGCCCCAGCTTCGCCTTTGCGGCCGCTGGAGCTTCGGATGGGTCGGTCTCGCTGAGTTCGAACGAGTGAGGTCGAAGTCTGGGGAGCCACGGGTTGGGCTCGGTGTGGTGCGTCCCCTTTCGCCCGCGCTTCGCCGGCGTGTACCCGGTGACCTCGGAGTAGTACTCGCGCGCCGCGAACTGCGCCTCGATGGTCCCAACTGGCGGCACGTTCTCCTCGAGCCGCGCGACGGGGGCGCCGGAATCTACGGACTTCCAGCATAGGAGTTTCCCGTCCGCGGTGTCGGTCAGAACGTACCCGCGTTGCTGGGCGACCTTGGAGAGGATGTCCTGGGGGCTGTTCGTCGGGTCAAGCTCAACCTCTTCGAGCGGAGCCCCCTCCATCCCCCGAAGCTCGTACTGAATCCCAAGCGGGGTCAGGAGCGCGGCCAGGACGGAGCGGAGCCCGATGTCCTCGAATTTCAGCGGCAGCGCTGAGTGTGGCTCGTGGCAGTCCTCGAGCTGCGCCGGCAGGGCGTACCCGGTGACGGACACTGAGCTACTCTCGGGTCCGATCTTCGGCACGATATCGACCGCGATCCCGGTGAATATGCGCTCGCCACCGATCGAAACCACGAGATCGCGGTACTCGAAGGGGCGGAACAGATCGCGTAGCTCGGGCCTCGTGTGGTCGAAGGGCGCCGAAACGGACACCGTCGAGTAGGTGTCGATCGCGCGGTCGATCGAGATGTCGACCCACCCGATGATGGGTATCCCACCGATCGTGAGGGAGACCTCATCCTGGGTAGTAGGCAATAGCCCTCCCGCGCGGGATGCTGATGATCTCGTCCGCTGTCAGCGAGTTCGAATCGATCAGCCTGTCCAGCGTTGCGTCGTCTACTCGACCGTATAGTTCGGATGCGAGCTCGATGAAGTGCCGATCCCTTCCGAGCACGATGATCCGTTCGGGAGCCAGCGAGAAGCTCAGCTCGACTAGGTGACGGGACGCAGCGGCAACCGCACCCCGAAGCTCCCTAGCCGCCGCCCCGGTGTCGGATTGGTAGGTCCCAGCCACGGGGACCCCGAGCAGAGCGGAGAACCCGTCATCGTGCCACGCTTGCAGCGACGCCAGCATGGTCTCGAGTTGCACCGCCGCCCGCATCGCCTGCGGCTTGGTTTGGAGCTCGGACTGAGCCGACCGCGCCCCGAGTACCGCCCCGGAGACTCCACCCATGGCAGTCAGGTCCGCCGCGTGGAATGCGTTTCCGACGCGGGCCCGGGTGAAGTCCATGGTGGCCCCGTTGATCAGGCCGAGTCGCGGGTTCCCAGCGGATGACCCCGTGATGGAGTCCAGCATGCGGCCGTACCCCTCGAGCCTATCGAGGAGACCACCGAGCGCGCGCCCCGGGGCGTGAACCAGGTCGATGATCTGCCTAGCGAGCAGGAGTGGTTTGCCAACGAGCACGTCGACCGCGGCGTTGACAACCGAAACCGCGTCAGCGAATCCGGAGCGCACGTCACCGACAACACTCGAGACGGCGTCGAAGGCGTTGCCGACTTCGCCGATCATCTTCTTGAGCGACGCGGCTAGGCTCATGCGCTTGGCCATCGAAGCGATGTCCACGACGCCGCCGAATCCGGAGATTGCTGATGCACCGAAGCGCGCCAACCACGCATCGATCTCCGTAGGCCCCGTCTGCTGGGTGCCGGGGTAGACTGACCCGATCGTTGACCAGAATGTGACGTCTACGATCGTCTGGTTAGCCGCGGTTACCAGGTCATCTCGACGGGTGATGGTTCCGAACGGCAGCACATCGAAGGTCCCATAGAACGGGTGTTCGAGCTTCCCGGTTCCGGGCTCCATCAGCATCGACTCGAACTTCGTGGCCTCGACGTCGCAGTTGGGGCCGTGGAAGATCGCCAGGGTAGGGTACTTTCTACCACCGTATCCAGTGCGCTGAACGAAGTCCCCGCCGTATCGGGGGAACTGGAAGACCGTCCCGCGCAGCTCAATCTCTCGCGAGACGTCGCCAGCTGAGTACTCGATGCGCTTGCCGGTGGGGCTGACGTACGCACCCTTCTTGACGCGGGATTCCCACCCAGATGCAGTGGACAGCAGCGACGCGGCGTTCGCTCCAACTAGGCCAGCCATCAGAATGCACCGGACGGCTTGAGCTTAAGCGGAACTCCACCAGGCGGCGGAGCCTTCGTGATCTTGGCGCGCCCGGTCTCGTCCTTGATGGTGATCTCTCCGGACGTGACGATCTTCTGGGGAGGCAGTTGGATACCCGAAAGGTCTACAGCGCTGGCGACCGTGGCGGGCGCCTCGGCGTCTCCGTCTCTCTTCTTCTTGTAGTCCGCTCCTGGCCCAACAGGATCCAGCCCGTTCTTGGCCAGCATGTTGTTGAGCTCGATCAACACCGTAGCGTCTGATGGAGCCCGCTTTGCCTCCTTGTACGCCATGGAGTTTGCCGATGACTCCTCGCGTTGTTTGGCGCGCTCCTTGGCCTTCTTGTTCTGGTAATCGTCCAGCTTCTGAAACCCAAATGCGGCGTCGCCTAGGGCAAAGTCCTTGAAGAGCTCCCAAACGTCGTACCCTTCGATCACATCCAGCAGCTTGGTGAACTCTCGAATGGCAAGCGTGACAGCCCCAACCGCAATAAGCACAGAACCGGCAGCCACAGCTACAGCTGTCAACGACCCAGCCGTGAGGTAGTTAGCGATCTGCCAAGCGCCCTGCAGATAGGTGATCGCCTTCACAACGCCCGAGTAAATACCCACGACAGCCGCAACGGTGCTAACAGACGAGGAAAGAACCAGGTTTGCAAACGTGCAGACCTTGATGGCCGTGGACCACGCCATAAGAACCAACACAACCTTGCCGATCCGCGTTCCCCACGTGACGATGGCCGGCATGTTGTCGCCGATCTTCTGGATGTACTCGGCGACCTTGGTCTGAATGAGTCCCTTGTTCGCTTCGACCCACTTCGTGGTTCCTTGGATCATCCCACGGAGCGGGCCGCTTTGAGCCTCGAACAAGCTGACCTTCACGGCGTCGATCGCAGACGTCATCAACAGCCAATCGCCCTGCGTCGTGTCGATACGGATCGCGGCCATCTTGCCTGCGGCTCCCTCGGCGTTCTGCAGCGCCTCCACCAGATCCTCAACCTTGTTCTTGCCCGTCGTCTTGTCGACGATGTCGAACATCGCCGCCAGGTTTGATGCTGCCTTCTGCCCACGGAGTCCAACGAGCTCGGCGAAGAACGCGACCTTGTCCATGTTGCCGCCGGCCTTGTTTCCGCCTTTCGCTAGGTTCTTCAAGATCTCGATGAACGGAAGCGCATTACCGCTCGAGTCTGCGAACGCGACCCCCATTGCTCGCATCTGAGCCTTGAGCGCGTCGGTTGGTGCAGCGAGGCGCGTCAGCATCGTATTCAGCGCTGAGCCAGCCACGGACGCATCAAGACCGACGTCTTGCAGGAGGGCCACGCTTGCAACCGCGGCTTCCAATGGGACCCCGAGCTCTCGCGCCGTCGATGACACGTTCGACATCGACTCACCAAGGGAAGATAGGGAACTGTTCGTCTTCGATGACGCCAATGCCAAAACGTCCGCCACTCGCGAAGCCTGGTCGGCGCTGAGGTTCATCCCCTTCAGTACGTTCGAGACGTGGTTCGCGACCTCAGCGAGCTCCGTCCCTTCTGCCGCGGCCGCCGACAGAACGCCGGTCATGCCGGCTAGAATGTCTGCCGTTGAGAAGCCTGCGCGGGCCATGAGCTCCATGCCTTGCGCCGCCTGAGTCGCGGTGAATTTGGTTGTTGCGCCGAGCCGCTTGGCCTCGACGTCGAGCTCCGCGATCTCGCTGCGAGACTTGAGCATCACCGCGCCAACGTTGGTGATTGCTTGCTCGTATCCTGACCCAATGTCGGTGATGTTCTTCGCGACGAGCCCAAGCGGAACTGCGGCCACGGCAGCGGCGGAACCAAGCGCAGCTAAGCCACCGAGCAGAGCACTTGGGGCGGCGCCCATGGTCTGCAGGCGCTTACCGACCCTGTTGGAAAAGCCCATGATGCGCCTCTCCATTCGGTCGATCGGGCTCGACATCTTGTCGATAGCCTTGAAGACCGTCTCGGTGCTGTATTTGCCTGCCATGTCAGCTAGATTTCGTCGCCCGCTTGAGCTCGCCGCGGATGCCGTCGTACCAGAAGCGGATCTCTGAGAGAGTCAGCGATCGCACGTCCGGCAACTGGTGATAGGTCCTGCAGATCTGAACGAGCATCGTTCCGTGAACGACGTCCACGGTGTGCGTCACGGAATGCGTGTGGGGCGCCAATGGAAGTTCGGCGTCCCGCCCGTGAATCACCAGCTTCGCGCGGCACCTCAGAAAAAACCGGCGGTCACCGCGTTTAGAACCCGCATGTCCCGCATCGGAAGCTTCCCGACATCGGCCTCGGTCTTGCCGCTGAACGAGGCAATCATGGCGATCTGCTTCGCGATGCCGTGCCCCTGCTTGTGCCGGTCAACAGCGAGCAGCTGCGAAGCAGTTGGCTCAGCGAATCGCAACTGCGTTCCATTGCTCGCGGTGTAGGTGGCGCACCCGTTGTCATCGACCACGAGTGACCCGTTCATGACCGCACCGACGAAGCGGTTTCGGTTCTCGGTGAAGGACTTCTTGTCCTCCTCGTCCTTCAGATCTGGGGCGTCCGAGTACGCCGCCAACATCTCGCAAAACCGCTCGAAGTCCGCCTCAGCGACTTCCCTAGCTACCTTATCCATGTGCTGTGCCTCCGGTACTTGTTACTGCTGCTCGAGTTGGCCTTCGCCGCCGAGCTCGATGTCCGCCGTCGCGGACCCGCTCTTGTAGGAGATATCCCCCACAATCGTGCCCGTGCCGCTGTAGGTGATACCGCTCGAGAACGTGATGGTTATAGGGAAGAGCTCATCCTCCAAAGCCTTCTCGGTGAGGAACTCCTGGTCGCTGCGAGCGTCGCTCACCTCGACCGACAGTCCACCGAGCTTCCAGGGCTTCGGTGTCATCTTCTTGCGGACGCTTCCGTCCCCGTTCGACATGAGCTCGATGGTTTTGCCGCCCAAATCGCGCTCAGCGTCGGAGTCGGCGGCCACGGTGAAGCGGCGCCCATCAAGAGTGATCTCCTCAACAGGACCAGCAATTACGGTCATAGTTCTGCCTTTCGCAGACGGTGCGCCTGCGCCAAATGTCCTATGGGCTACTCAGCCCAACCCCAGTGAGTGAGAGCTGGCTACGCCTGCCCGAAGTTGAATCCCCAGCGAACCGTGATGGCCTTCACGTGCGAGTTGCCACTGACCATGAACGGCACGTCAATGTTGAGCCGGTCAGGGTTGGAGCCATCGATCCCAGCTGTGGTCGCCTTGAACGAAGCCTTGGCGCTGGTGATGATCGCTTCCGACTCGAGCCCAGTGAGCACCTTGAGCACGGCCGCCTTCGCGCTCTTCGGCTTGCGTGCCTGAGGAAGCGCGGTGATCGAGCTGTCCGGAAGCAGTGGAGCCGCCG